CGCGCTGCAGCCCTGCGCCTTGGCCCAAGCGACCACGTCAGTGTGCATGCCCATGATTTCGGGCAGGGTGCCACCGCCCAAAAACACGTTGCACACTTTAGTGCGCGGATAGGTAATCAGCTCAGTCACCAAGCAACTATCTTTCGCCGGCCAGAGCTGCATGGTGCCTTTGTAGATACCCTCGCAGACGTCGATCCAATCGTGCGTGCCACCGCTGTATTCCAGCGCGGCCTCAATCCAAGGTTTGCAGCGTTCCAGCTCTTCTTTCACCAGGCACCCCCAGTTAACGCAGCGCGCGACCAAATATTTGTTGAGCCGTCATGCGCCGCAGTGCAGACGTAAATGTGCGTTGTGCTGACGGCGACCATGCCAGCGGTATCGCCGGCAGCGCCAACGCTGGACGTTGGCACGGCGCGCTTAATGATTATTTCGCGGAACGCATTGCCCGCCGAAACGACGGGATAACCAGCGCGCGACCACATCATAATGCCGTCATCTCTGGCGCTCTCGTTGCCCGTCTGCTGCACGAGGTTGGACTTGTTCTGGCTTAAAAACGCAGTCACACGGTTGGCCCAAATGCGCCAATCGCTGCCGTAGGGTTGCGGAACGCGATACTGCTCCATTAGCGGCGGCCCCCGGCAACAACGTCCAGCCGGTTAATTCCAACGCGCCAATCAGCCAAGCGCGCGCCGGTCAGGCGCATTCGCATTTGACGGCCAGTAAATCGCAAGCTCGTCGGGTTAGACATGCTGTACGGGCCATAGCTGCGCTCTGTGCCATTCGGCGCGAAACGCGTTTTAAACGTGGCCGTAACATCGCCTTGCGTTTTCTCGTCGGGCAGCATTTCGGTGACGCTTGCAACCCTATCGCCGGACCCCAGCATAATCGGGCCGGTTTCGGCAAACGGCGTTAGACCGCTATACGCAAAACTTACCTCATGCTCGTAAATTTTTTTGTCCGCAGGGTCGCACATCATTGGCAAAGAAAATGCGCCGGCGTCAGCCCCGGCAGTGCGGGCAAGCTGACCAATATACCACGTATTCTCAACGTAATTATAGACAACGTATCTGTCATTTTCGGTGCTCGCCGCTGACGGATAAAACCAGAATATCTCGCCAAATCCCTGATGCGGCATGGCAAATGTCTTGCTGATTTGTGCGCGGTTAATATCGCTAAATACATAATCTGCCACATCGCACGGCAGCTCTTGCACGTTATTGCCGGTAAATGCGTAAAACGAATTTAACCCCATCCAGAACACGCCAGCATCAACGCTGGCATAAGCCAAATGCGCGGCCAGACCGCAGCTTGTGCCAACCTGGTCAATGCCAAAAACGTAGGGCGGCCCCAAATATGTTGCACTATGGGCGTCTGTGCTGGTCAGGATTAACGTCTGGCCTTGTGCTCGAACGCCGGCCATAATTTTGCCGGTGGTCTGCAGCGTCAGGTCGCCTGCCTCGTTTGTCGCGCTTGGCGTCCAAACGTTGTTATTTTCTCTATCACACCACTGCACTTTGCGGCTATTTCCACCTGCGCCGAGCGCCAATAAAAAGCGTTCCTCAGTCACAACAATACTTTGATTGTTTGTTGGGGCGTTGCTTAACACAGCGGCCACTGCACTTGCGTTAAGCTGCCATTCGTAAATCTTTCCGTCATCACGATTGCACGCAACGAGGTATTCACCCCAAGGCTGCATCGCCCAGCTTGTTGCCGGCTCGATGCGTGTTGATTCTAGGCGGGGTGTGCCGTAAAATTCTTGCCCGTACAGACCGCCACCGTAGCCGGTTGAGGCCGCCGCATCCTCGCGGCCTGCCGATAGGCCCACTGGAGTTATATCTGATTGAGCGCCAAGCGTGTTATACGCGTACAATTTGTTGTACGTGCCAACCGCAATTCGCTGATCCGCGCTGTTGTCAGACCACGCCATCATGCCACGCACTTTGGCGCCGGCAGCCGTGTCAGAACGAGTGCGCCACCCGCCGAGCGGGCGCATTGTGCCGTCAACCCAGCGAACCAAATTAGTGTCGCGCCAACGGCCCACGCTCTGCAGATCTGTACCATTGCGATAAACGCCTGGCGGTATATTAATATCAATTAAAGCCATAGGCACAACATGTTGTTACAGACGAGAAAATATTACCACATGTTGTGGGCAATGCCAAAAGTACGGCAGCACTGCGGCAGCGTGAATTGTATCAGTCCCCTAGCCTAATTAAAATTTAATGCAGGCAAGCAATGCTATGTTGCGTGGGCGAGTTTCGCCGGCGGTTCTTGGAGTGCCATTAGAGCCATCTGTGGTAGGGTCGCCAGTTTTGGTCTGACCTCCGTTCGGTTGGTCCGACCACCCATTTGAACCCGGCCCCAGTATACCGTCATTCTTAAAATAATTTCCGTCTAGCGTAGTATTGTGCCTATGACCTTGCATGGCATCTGTCTGAGCGGAGCCAAACGCTCGACCATTATCTATGCCACGGCTATCATCCCAGCCACGCGCAAACTCACCCCGGAGGTCGGGGACGTTAAACGTGGATGAACCATCACCGCCGCCATAGGTTGTGCCGATTACCGCAAATAGGGTTGCGTAGGTCGACCTTGAAACCGCAGCGCCATTTGCCTTAAGATAACCTGTGGGCGGTGTGTTAGCAGCGTGCCATATAATTGTGCCCTCTGGTACTCCTCCGCTTGCGGCTCCCCAGCTAACGTCTGTGCCATTTCCAGTTAAAACGCCTGTGCCTACTGGCAAAGCTGTCGGGTCGCCGTTCGCATTGCCATATATAATTGACCCGCGCGTTAAGCCTGTTAATTTCGCAAGCGTTATAGCGTTGTCCTGCACGTTAGCCGTTTGCACTGTGTTGTCGGGGAGGCTGGGCGCAACGCTAAACGTCACGGCCCCACCGTTTGCAATCGTCATCGCCGCGTCGCCGTCACTAAACTTAATTTCCGCCGCCTGGATAATTGGAGACGTTAGCGTGGTGGCTGTTATTGCGGCGGGCGTTGCCCCACCGATTACCACGCCGTCAATTGTGCCAGAATTTATGTCAATGCCGGTGACGGCTGTGCCGCCGCCTAAAATTGAGTCAATGCTGTCCAAACCGGCGTTGATTTTGGTGCCCCAAGAATTCTCACTGGCTCCAACCTCCGGCTTGACCAAGCTGTAATTTGTTGTGTTCGTATCGGCCATTTTTTTACCTCAATTTATGCGGCAGTTTGCCAGATATCCGCCGGCGTCTCAACATTGCCGCCGGACTGCGGGATCCAGATGTCAGCGTCAGACACGGCAGAAACTTGGTTCCACAAATATGACCCGGTTGCTATCATTGACGCAGTAGATTGCAACGTTGCCGAGCTATCAACATTTGTTCCGCCAATTGCGCTGGTTGATGCCGCCGGCGCGATATTTGCAGCTCCAGCATATAACATATTGGCCGCGCCGGTGACGGTGGCGGTCCCTGCAATTTGCGCCTCGCCGTTGCAAATGCGGAAAGCTGTGGCGGCAGCCGTTGCGGCCATTGCCGCGCTGGCATTAACCTGGCGCAGCCTGACTGCGGCACCCGTCGCCGTGGCGGCCAGACTTGCCGACGCAGTGGTGGGCCGAACGCGCTGCGGGGTGGCGCTGGCCGTGCCAGACGTTGCCGCAGTTGCAGCGCCGGCAAAGATTGCGCGCGGTGCCGCTGTGGCCGCAATCTCAGCGGTGGCAGTTGCACCTGTTACGCGAACGGCAAACGGTGTGACTGTAGAATTTACGCTTGTATTGGCCGTGGCCGCGCATTGGCGCAAACGAACTGCGCTGCCAGACGTGGCTGCCGATATGGCCGCAGTTGCACTAGTTGGGCGTAATTTTTGACAAACGGCGCTTGCAGTGACGGCGACGCTGACCGTGGCTGATGTGTTTAGTGAGTCTCCGGCAACTGTGGCGGTCCCGGCAATGACCACTGCCGCTAATGCCTCAACCGAGCGCAATCTGCTTGCCGTGACTGCGGCTGTCGCCCCTACGCCGGCAGTCGCTGAGACGTATTTTATCGCGGCTGGGCCGACGCTGGCGGTTGCAATAGACGCCGTGCGATTAGCCGCCGGTATTGCGCCAGTGAGCACTGATTTATTAGCATAATTTAGCGGGTCGGGCAGGATCGTATTTGAGGCTGTTACGGTTGTGCTGGCTGTTATTGCGCCATGCCGAATTGCCATTGGTATCGCTGTTGCGGTGACAACTGTGGCGGCGGTTGCTGTTGTGCTGCGCTGGCGAATAACTGTCGGCGTGGATGCTGTGGCGACAATATTAACATCGGCTAAAATCGGGTATTGGATTGAACCGGCAACGGCAGCACCTGTGACTGCGACAGCCGCTGGAACAACGATTTGCGTGTAAGCCCCTGCGCTGCCAGGTGTTCCGACATAAGTAACCCCAGCGCTGAACTCTGAGCCGGAACTGTGTGTGCCGTTGCTGGTCGTGCTGAGTTTTAGCGGGTGATTTGTGTTACTGCTGTCAGATTGGTCAAACGTGTAGGTATTGCCGCCAGCCAGCGATATGACGGCCTGTTGCACGCCGCCAATATAAAACACACCGCCACTGACGGTGACAGTGTAATTTGTTGTTGTGGTGGGCGCTTGGCTTGTCGCCATTCCCATGTTGGAGTGATTGCCGCAATAAATGAATAATGGCGGCGCACCGGGCGCGGCGGGATCGACCGTGCGAACCCGATCCGCGCTTGCGGTTGCCGTGACGGCGGTTGCGGCGGTAGCAGCGGCAGGGCGAATTACACCAGCGCTGGCCGTGGCTGTGACGGCGATAGACGCGCTAATAGTAGCAGGCGCGGCTGAAGTCGCTGAGGGTAGGGCTGCGAGTGGTCCTGCGACGAGTGGGCTGAAACCAAGCATTTAGGGGGTGTTTATCCCAGATGCGTTATTTGCCAATGCTGTGCTGATTCTAGTCCATCCCTGAGAGTTAGCGTTCACTCCTGTGCCTAAAGCCCAAGTGCTGTCTGAGTAGCTCGCACCACCGAACCGAATCCAATAGTTAGCTCCGGTGCCCCCACCCCAAGGCTCCCCGCTGCGTGCATACTGATTGAATGTTTCGCCGTTGAAAACGACAGTCTCATTCACTATCGCCATTGCAGTGCTAAATTTGGTGCCAGTAGTAGACGATGTTGGTGAGGAAGTCGAAGTCCAATAAACGTTAGTGTTACCTGCAATTGTTGTAACGCTATTTGCCAGTGGGACTGCAAGATAATGCCGAGTGCCGCTGCCAGTATAGGTCGAAGAAGACCAAGCTATAATCGGCTGTGATTGGTTATTTGCCCACGTCAGAGCAAACGACAAAGTTATTGCCGTTACAGCCTGAGTCACTGAAGTGCCATCCGAGACTGAGAAGGTAAGTGAGAATGTCCCCGCGTCACTGGATGAAGTGCTGGGCGTGATTGTAAACACATTGGCATTTGCGCCGGTGCCTTGCGCGACGGTGGCCGTAGACCCCAAAGAGCCGGATGACACGGTGTAACTGTAGGTCAGCGGGAATCCTTCTGGATCTGTGCTGCTCAAGGTTATGACAGTGGCCGTGCCATCATTCGCTAGGTTATAAGTAGCCGACACACCCGAAATGGCTGTGGGGCTGGTGTTCGTCAAGGTAGCCAGCAGCCACCAACCCGCCGCCAGATACACGTACATTTTGTTAGTGGCTGTAACCAATGCCATGTCACCAACGGCCATGCCGGTCGCGGCAATTAGGTCGTTAATATTAGCGTACACGGTTGGTCCAATGTCACTAGCGGCGGCGGTCACAAAGACGGTACTGTCAGTTGTGGCGGTGATGGCGTTGTTGCTATTGGATGACTCCGTTGGCGTGCGGGTGAGCGTGGTCCCAGACGCCGTATATACACCGCTGCCTAGCTCCCACGCATTTGATGGCCCTTCTATTGTGTACCGCACTGTCAAGCCAGAGGCCACGTTTGCGTCGGCCAGCGTTTGAAACCCTGCGGAGGCGGCTCCCAAGGTGAGCGTCCCTGTACCGCTGCTTGCGACTGCGGTGATCGTGTGCTTCACTCTGTTTGCTAGTGTTACCATCTGTTATCATCCATACCATGTTGCCATCTGCGTAAAGCTGTCGTGCGCGACTTCAAGCTCTGCATCGGTCAGGCTGACTGTCCACATCAACAGCGCCTTTACTCCTAGGTTATTGTTATAACCCGAGGTTGAAACGTAATCGAATAGTCGCGAGGCTGCTGAAATGTTGTAGTTACGCAGAACGAGTGAGTTAAACTTGCCTGTCTGGATTCCTGCGACCCGTACTCGGTCAAGAAGTTTTACCATGTTTTTATTCCTATGCGGCCACTAGGGCAATGTCTGAAGCTGGTACTCGCAGCACGTCCCACGCATCGTTTACTTGTACCAGCGGGTCAAATTCACCTTGGAAAAGCAAATTACCGCCCGTCTCCGCGTCAAAGATTTTGTAATCGTTTGCGTATCCGTAGTGTCGCTCGTACCCGTTGCTAATTGTGTACAAGCTGCCGCCTACTTCGACGTGCGACATCGGCGTATAATCAACCCCGCCGCTGCTTGTAGTCGCGCCGCCAACGACAAAATCATA